GTAGATACCGAAGAAGGAGAGGTGTGGGATATGAACTTATACAGGGACGATATAACAAACGAATGCCGACTTGTTTTTTACCCGACATATATCAACGACGAAGGTATAAGAGAAGTTAATACAACAGGTTATGCAAAGTGTTACAAAGTTATTGAGGAGAAAAGCTAATGAAATATATACAAAGAAAAGGCGATTACGGATACTTAGAAACAGTTGATGAATTTGAGTCTCGTAAAGAAGCTATAAATATGCTCAAAGAATATCGGTTATCTGATAAAAGTGCATTTTTCTATATAAGTCAAAAACCTTGCAGAGATTGGCAAGAAAGTTATAAGGAGAAAAGATAATAACTCCCGACTACTTACTCTCTATGGCCTTATTTTCCGACTTGTTCTCTATCGTAATACCTGTCTTAGATCCTAGTAAGTCCTGGAGTCTACGCTCAACTTCTTCCCGACTCATCTGATCTATCTTTCCATGCAATACTTCCCGACGATCAACGATAAGTCCCCCGACTTTAAGCAACAAACCTTGAGCCTGTATGGCCGCGTTAAATGCACCCCGACCCCAAGCGTCGTCTCGTAGCTTATACAAGTCCTCGACTGCTCGTTCATGCGTTAGCTCAAACTTTTTCTTAGCCTCCGACATCAATCGTTCATACTCCCGACGTACATGCGAATACTTATTTCCTTCTCGCATATACCGACCTATAACGACAGGATTCTTATATCCAGCTTTTTTAGCGGCCTCTGAAAACGATAACTGAGGATCGTTGACTGCGTTCCAGACTAATAATCTTTGTCTCTTAGTCAGTTGTCTCTCATCTACATCCATATACTCTAGAGGCATATCTTCGACATCTTCCTCTAAAGTTTTCTCTACGGTAACACTTTGTCTTATTCTTAAATCTTTTGCAGGCATATTACTCTTACTCCTGGAAATGCTTTCGCTAGTGTAACAATTGGTTCCGATTCTAACAAATCGACGTATTCTGGCTCTAAGTTGTTTCTAATGTGTGGTTTTAGTTTTGTCATACTTAATTTAGTTTTGTCAGAGTTTTGTCACACTTATCCTGACAAAACTATCAATCCGACGAAACCCTGTATTTATAAGGTATATTTATTATCTAATATATATATTATTACTATATATAATACTTTTGTCATACTTATTCTACTAGACCCCCTTATTTTTCTACTATCAGTATCCATACTTTCATACAAAGCCCCATACCCTGACAAAACTGACAAAACCCCTAAAGTGCCTGACAGCTACGTTTCAAGGCCAATAGTTTTGTCATACTAATCGTCATCTGTGACAAAACCCGTTATTTCGGGGTCAAAATACTCGTTTCTCTCTATATCCAGCCCGAAACTCTCCGACAGTAGCCGCGCTATCGAATCAAGGCCCCTTTCAGGTACGCTTGCGTAGTTAATGACTTCGCAGATACCGTAAGCGACAATCATCTCAGCGACCATTTCTGGGTCAGCTCCTCTGCGTACAAAGTCTTTGAACAACGAGTCCAGGCGTTCTTTTCCTTCGATATGACTAGGATTACGTTTGTATTTGTTTAGATCTACTAATTTTAAATCAGACATACCGACAGTATAACGTATTGTGGAGGGGTGAGGTACTTCGTTGCTGACTGTACCTCGAGCCATTTGTTTACCTTCTTACGGAGAAAGAGTGCAACTGCATATCTATTATTTTATAGAAGCCGTATGTAGTGCTTCTCTCGAGTCGTCGGGTTGCGTCAGTACCTTCATATACTTCTTATAACGCTTCCCTCTTTTAACTTCGTAGACTTGTATCCAGGTGTATTTATTGACTATCTTCATTCTTCAATACCACCAGATTAGGATTGTCTTGGATGAACTTCAGACTATCTAGTACGTAGAGTTTGTCTTCTTCGTTCAGCTTTTTAAAATTAGCTACAATCTGTTGAATTAGGGCCTCTTCATTCATATCTCCCCCATTTAATATTCTTGACGTTTGATTATACTGCATCTTAATGAGTCTCCGCTCTTTTATATACAGTCTCGTATAGCTCGTCCCACCTAGCTCGCGCCACCTTTGGATCTAAACCCTTCTCGGGTGAATACTGTATTTCTCCTTGTTCGTCTTTAACGTATTGAACAGTCGTTCCGTCTTTCAGTTTCAATTTTAATTTCTTAGGTTTTTTCACTTTCACACTCCAATATGTCTTGATGTATTTCTCGCCTGACAAGAACCTTAACATCTTTATCTAATTTAGTTCTGACTTTTATATCCGTTACTTTCGGTATCCAGGTTTTCCAATTGTTCGCTTCATGTATGACCGCATCTTGAAAACCATACTCGACAGAGTCCGTATGATGTTCGGTAGTAATGTAGAAGATGTTCACTTTATCCTCCAAACTCTAAAGGCGTAACCAGGGTCATCCTTGGCTGTTCTCGCAGATACCTTTTTACTTTGTCTCTTCGCTGCATCTCGAAGTTGGTCAACATCAGTTTGTAATTCTATCAATACAGAATCACCTACTTCCATACGTGATATAAGGTCATCATATTTAGCTTTTTTAGAATAATTATGTATAGGTATATCCTTTTCAATTTTAAAATCTTCACTCATTCAAAGTCATCCCGTATCATCTCTTCCGCCATATCTGCGCGGCCTGACAAGGTTTCGTCAATTGCAGTCTCTAAAGCGTCTATCTCTTGTACGATAGATGAAGCGGCCCAATCGGGCGCGATACGTTTAACAATAGATCGCACGTTATCCAATATCTCTTGATAACCCTCGTAGTTTTTTACTTTGTATTGATTACTCATATATCATCCCGAGAAAGGATGCTGATGTGTATTTCAGACATTTCGCCAAAAGAAATATATTTAGTTTTCGAAGGTGAATTTTTCCAATCCACTTCTGGATAACCATGTTCATCCATTTTGGTTTTACCGTTTTTGTGCTTTTTAAAAACACGTTCGCGCTCTTGGTATTCTATAGATACATCATCAATACAATCCACATCTATATTAATACCATGTTCTTTTTCGCAATATTGAGCTACCGCTTCTATCACTTCAAATTCATATAAACTTATTTGCATTTCACTTTCTCCTAAGTAATTTACAGATAGTATATATATTTTCTTTACGTGTGCAAGTTTTTTGTTTATGATTATATAAATCATTTGGAGAAAACTATGAACGAACTAGATAAATTAATTGATAATACTTTGTCCGAACAAGCAAAGGACCAGATAGGGACACCTCAACCAGACCACGTAAACCAACTGTTTGAAGACATCCGCTCTATAAATATAATGACGGAAGCTATGATCTATGTATTGAAGCATCATCCGTATGTATTTGAATCCGCTTACAAGGAGGCGCTCAAAAATGACAGTAGGTAAACCCATACGATGTTACCCTTTCAAAAAGAAAGACGGTACATTTATCTATCTGCCTTACGACA